AGCAGAGCCAAGGCAGTTAGTGAATGTCTCAGTAAGACTCTTCTTTGAAGCTAGAGCAAGGTAAGGGACATCTCTGAGGGCAGCACCAAGAGCACCAACAATGGCCTCGTCTGATTCAAAGATGCAGCTAGCAAGCTTCTGAATACTATCGTTACTTGCCCAGGTGATCGAGAAGTTCTTCTTGGATTCAAGAAGCTCCTTCTTAACTAGCTCTTGTCTACAGATCATTTCATAGATTGAGTCAGTAGTTCCGTTCTTTAGGGTGTATACTTTGTTCTCTTCAAGCTCAACAAGACTGATCTTAGGGAAATCAAAAGCTTGAGCTACTGTGTTGGACAGGTTGACAGCGTTCTTGATTTCTGGGACAGTGGAGATCTTCTCTTTGTTCTCCTTAAGGAAGTCTACAAGCTGAGGACGAACCTCCCAAAGCTGACTGAAGAACTCGGACTCCCCAATGTTCTCAATACTCTTGAGTCTCTCGGTCTTCTCGAAGATCTTAGCCTGTACGGAGTCGAGCTTAATGCGCTTCTCCCAGAGGTCTAGGATTCGGTCGAAGGAGTTACCAGCGTTACTCAATTCATTGTGGTGGATGTCTGAGATGAAGTCTGTTACCTTCTCACTAACGAGTTGGTCGAACTTCTCACCGTCCTTGAAGACAGAAGTATCCTGCACCCTGATATTACGAAGCTCTACGTCCTCGCCAATCTCAAAGTTTCCGGTGATAACCTGCTCTGACTCTGTGAGGTAAGTTACCTTACCCTCTTCTCCATCGATAGAGAATAGACTAACATTCTCACGAAGGGATCTACCTAGGCAGTCCCCTAACTTAATCAGGAGCGAAACTTTTTTATCTCTTTGTTCAAAGATGTTTGCAAACATAATGGTGTCCTTTAAATTTATATAGGGGCTCTATTCGGGTACAGGGCAGACTTCCGCGTTTTCCTTATCTAGAATACGTTGTAAGATAGGAAGTTGGTCGTCGTCGATTCTATCCCCAAGGAGGGAAAAGATGTTTTCGGTAGCCTCGTTAGCGGGGGCTGTAGTTGCTTCTGCTGGAGTATCGTGGGCTCCTTGACCCTCTTCAGCAGGAACTCCTTGGGCCGCAGCTTCAACTGCTTCCTGGTTTTGCTTCTGACGCTCTTTGTCAAGCTCAGACTCTAGGCGAATGATCTGTTCATCCGTCATGTTGAAGTACTCCTTGTAGATCTGCTTCTTAGAGAAGAGACCCAATTGTTGTACTGCCTGAACAACTCTTGTCTTCTGCTCATCAATATCAAGCTTTCTCTTAGCTGACATATCTGAGGGCTCAGGTAGGTCGATTCGCAACTCACCAATAAGAGATGGTGGGAAACCCTTAAGCTGTAGGTGACGTTTAGCGATATTCTCTAGACCAGCCTCAATATTCGTTTGAACTCTGTGTACTGCTCTAGCAAACTTAACGTCTAGCTGGGAAAGGTTAGCCTTCCTCTCAGGAGACTTGTCCTTCTCTACGAGGTAATCCTTTGGAACCTTTAGGGCCGCAAGAAGCTTATCTCTGTAGTAACGAACGTCTTCAATCTCACCAAGGTTCTGTGCGCCTGGTAGTGTTTCAATCTTAGTACCCTTACCATTCTTGGAGGGGACGAAGAAGTCCTCATCCATAGACAGTGGGTTGTAGCGAGAGTCTACTGTGCCTCTACTGGTATTGTAGAACTTCTCCTTCTTGAACTTAGCCTTCAGACGCTCGATGTACATTTCTGCTTTCGAGGTGGGTAGGGAGCCAGTATCAACATAGAAGATCCTACGCTCAGGAGCGCGAGATAGACGATAGATCATCATGGCGTCCTCCATCATCTTAAGTGAACGGAATACGCGGTGAGTTAGGGCTGCAATGGACTTACCATATGGGTAGAAAGCAGGGTCCGAAGTGTGTAGACGAAAGTGAATGATCTGGTTCTTATCCAGGTCAATGTACTTCTTGGGGTCTTCAGCACCAGCAGGGCCGTAGTTGAAGGTATCCGTTTTAGGGATCTCCTGCATGAACTTTTGGAGATAGCCGTACTCGTTCTCAACTCGGATGATATAATTGGGGTTAAGGATCTTTACCTTCTTAACTCCCTCCTTTTCCTTGTTGACGTTAACGATGAGTTCAGCGAAACAGTCTCCGTACTTTACGGTGTTACGAGCGATGTCCCAAAGGAACCTGTCCAGCTTGATTCTTCTAAACAGGTTTTGGATCTCATCAACAACAAGCTCACTCTTAGAGTGGACAGTCCACTTCTCGTTCCTAGGATCCTTCTGGGTGGAGTCGTCAGCGTAGATATCGAAAGCAGCACCAATTTCAGGGTACTGATCCATCTCTTCATACTCTTGATACCTACGTTTCCTGTTCAGTTCCGCCTGAGGCATGATGGGGTTTCTCTGAACACCACCAGTAGCAGGGAGCTTTGGATCAGGAGACTTGATTACGTCAGCCGTAATAATCGTATCACCAGTAATTGCCTGAGGCTCTTGGGTATCCGCTGTCTTATCGATATGCTTCTGAGCCTTAGTGGCAAAGAACTTGGCGAAGAAGCGACCAATAGGCCCAGAGGGAAGGTAGTAGCCGGAAGTTACTCCAGTATTAGTTCCAAACTCTGTGTAACTCTCGTCTAGATTTTCTTGGTTTAGTCTTTCATCAGCCATGTGTAATCTTCCTTCGACATTTCTCCGGTAGCAGTTTTGATAGCAACCGAGTACCCTGAACTAATATCCATTGGGTGCTCTACGGATTCAATCTTGTCGAGGTATTCAATTTGTCCTGAGTCGATCAGGTTCTTGTAGCAATGGACACCTAGGGCCAAACTCATAATGAGATCGTCATGGTGTCCTTTCTCTGCTTCAGCTTTTCCGCTATCCTTAACAACAAAGGTCATTAGTTCATCGCAGGTACGCTTTGAGTTGATTTTAATTGTCTCTCGCCTGATAGCTTCCTCTAGATTTGCAAGAAGCATCTCTCTATTCTTCTGAGTTGTTTGGAATCCGATATCTCCTTTCTCGTCTTGCCAGAGATTCTCGTATTCGTAGATGTTAAAGAGCCAGTCAATCAGGTTGTTACCGATGGTGTTGCGTTCACTGATAACATGAGCAATATTATATAGTGTAGCTTCGGCTGTGATAATCTTGGCGAACTCATTAATGGGCGTCTTATTAGAGTAGAACTCAGCTACCTGTTGACCATTATACAGGTTGATGATTTGGAAAGCGGAGTAATCACGCTCTCTACCCAAGGCAACATCAGCAGCTAAAATATACTGATAATCCTCTTGAGGTTCTTGCCAAACCCTCATTCGGTTGTTATACTTGATATAGAAGTCGTCACTTACTTGGTCAGCGATGTCCTTTAGGATCTGGCCCTCAATGTAGGTGTCGCCTGTGCCTAGGAAGGAACACTCATACTCTTGGAGCCATTGCTTCATGGGCATATTACCGCGAGTGGTCTTCTCCCAAAGGTGAATGTCTAGGCCCTTCTCCATCATCTCTTCGTATAGATGATCGTAGTCCTCGTTGTACTTGTACTCAGGATGCTCCTCCCATCTGATATCAATAGCGTTGAAGGAATTAATTCCATCAATAGCAGCTTGGTAGACATCGTGATACCAATTACCGACACCATTAACCGTGGAGAGAACGAAGGCTCGACCTCCTGTTGAAATGATGGGATAGACAGCAGCCCAAATGGTATCAATGTTCTCAATGAATGCAGCCTCGTCAATGATTAGAAGAGAACCAGCAAGAGAACGCCCTGACTGCTTACCAGATGGACGAGATTTGATGACTGAGTAAGTGTTTAGCTTGAGTGTGTGCTTGTTGTCCTCGATGATACCTGGCTTTAGGAACTCAGGTAGTTCGTCATACATCAACTTGATTCTGTCTAGGACTTCAGTAGATTCTGCATCTCCCTTCGATAGGATGACTACAGACTTGTGCTTTTGGAAGATAATTGTGTGGAGAGCCCAACCTGAGGCAATGGTAGTACACCCAGCCTGTCTAAACTTCCTTAGAATATTGAATCTGTGGGCCTCCAGTTCGTGAAGGATCCTTCTCTGGAAAGGGTAGAGGTCAAAGGGTACAAGCCCACGAACGGGGTGTGATACCTTGATGTATTCCGAAATGAAATACTCAGGGTTATCCCTGCATTTTATGAACTCCTGTACGATTTCTTGGTTTTCCATCAACTTTATATAGTCCTTCTGTATTATAGAGCATGAACTACTATGCCGTTATCTGTACAAGAGATACTAGTTCCCTAGACAAGACTGCTTGGGATCTCCTGAACTACTACTCTGCTGGTGGATTTCAAGTTCACATTATCGGTGGAGCCCACTCTATCTTCCATGCATACAACGCAAAGGTAAAAGAGCTAGACCCAGATGATGATGACGTATTCGTCTTCTGCCATGATGACATTGGCATCTCAGAGAGAGTAGACTACCTGAAAGAACGCCTAAACCAAGTACTCAACTACCAGGATACAGGCTTTGTAGGGGTAGCAGGGACCACCCACCTAGGCACAGAAGCCGTTTGGTGGAACCAAGTACAGTGGCAGGCAGGAAAACACCGTGGGTGTGTATGGCATAAGGACAAAGATGGTCAACCATACAAGACAACCTACGGCGACCAGGGGGAAGTAGTAGTTATGGATGGTCTCTTCATGGCGTGTACTGGTAAAACAGCTCAAATGATGGACTTCTCTAAGCCTGAATTCTTCGAAGGGGAGTGGGACTTCTATGACATCTACTACTGTGCTGAAGCTCGTAAGCTTGGGCTAAAAAATAGGGTCATGAACCTGGAAATTATCCACAACTCAAGGGGTGAATTGGTAGGAAGAGACTCTTGGCATAAGAATCGTGAAGCTTTCATCGCTAATTACGACCTCCCCATGATTGTAGAGAAGGAAGATGCGGCAAACAGGGGGTGAGAACAAAGGTAATCAGTGGCCTCATCCCACCAATGAGGAATTCAATGATATGCTTAAGCGTACTACTAAGATTTACGCTATTGGGAATCCTGATGAGCTACAACTGTTAGTTAGAGCCCGCGATTACCTGATTTCGCGTATCCAAAACCTCTATGGACACAAGATCCTTCGTCCCCAGGAGGAAATGTTCAAAGAGATGCACCTTTGCATCGATCATGGCATAGGAAAGAGTGAAGACGAGGCCCAACTCCTCCTTTCCAATTGTGATCTTGTACTAGCTGTTGGATCATGGGCACAAGAGCCCAAATGTTTACGTCAGTTTAAGAATGCGAGGGCTTGGAATAAGCCGGTAGTCAACATGGTATACAACCCCGAAGTCCCCATCACTCAAACTGTACGGTTTCTAGCTCCCGTCAGACCAATCCAGTCTGCCTCTTGGAACAAGAGCATTCAAGAGGATATGCTTTTCCTCCAAAATGAAGAGGGGATGTACGAGATCATCGACGGTAACCACAGACACGAATTAGCCACCCGACTAGGAACGGTTAAGAACCTAAGCGGGTGGCTGTTGAAAATCCTATAGACTACTTGGTCTTACTTGATTTTTTTCTCCTTAGTGGGGGCCTTGGCTTCGGCCTTGGTCTCCACTTTCTCAGAAACAGGCTTTACTTTCCGAGAAAGTAGCTCTCTAGTGTCCAACTCTGCTAGACGAGCAGAGAGGTTACGATGGTGGCCTGTACCTGGGCGTGTTCTTGCGAGTCTAGCTTCTAGACGTTGACGGGTCTTATCTTGTGCCATAGGAATGTGGGGAAAGGGTATAAAAAAAAGAGAGAGGACGTAGGAGTCCCCTCTCAACCTAGTCCAAGGTTATATAGCTGTCTACTCGATAGTAATGGTTACATCAACTGTACTTCTCATATCAGAGTAGTTGAACCAGTTGTGATTTGTTTCCCAAGTAACATTACTGGGGCATAAAGGAAAAGGTGAGTAGAAGCTAACATCTGGGGTATAAACAATTTTTTTACCGGCATACCACATTTGTTTTTCTGAATAAGGAATACCTCCAAACTGAGTTACATAAGTAGTAGTCCCTGAATTACTATAAGAAACACAGTCACCGGGGCAACTATAGCTCCAACCAGAGGGACCGTTTGCATCAATAGTCCCATCAAAAGGAGCAAGTCCTGGACTACTGCAAGATCCATACTGAGAATAAGAAATCTGAGAATAGGGAGCAACAGCTAAAACTCTTCCAGTATTATCTGGTTTACGAGTTTGTAAAATATGCTTCGCAGTAATAGTAGCAATGGGA